TTTAACATTTAAAACTTTGTTACCATCTAAATTTGTAATCATTATAATATCACTATTACCATGTTGATAAACATAATGTTTCTTCTTATCTTTTTTCAATACAACTAAAACATCCTTACCTTTATCAGTAGCTTTATTAAATTTTTCCCACGGCTTTTCTTGTTTGTAAAGGCTTCGATTAGCAATTGTTTGGTCGATTAATTCCATTAATTTTATCATGACATATACCTTAAAATTAATTCTTTCATTTTGTTTAATGGTATTTTTTCAAACTTTTTTTGTAGTGATTTATTTTTATTATATGCTTTATGTATTGTAACGATTAAATTCGCTGTTTGCATATCAATACCTTTTTCATGTTGTTTGTTTTTCAAAACTTTTTTAGCAACATCAACACCACTTACTTCTTTAATTTTTTTCTTTGCTTTTTTATATCCAGAACCATATGGAGCCGCTTTACCATCATGATTGGGTGCTACATTTTCACTTTTTTTCTTTTTAATTTTAACACAATTAGGATACATTTTACCAAACATTTTTTTCATACCTTTTTGTGTATAACCTTTCCAACATCTTTCTGTTTGTAAATCTAAACACATATTTTCTTGTAATTCTTCACGAACTAATTTTTTAATTAATTCTCTGACTCTTTGTTCTCGTTTCACTTTATTAGGTAATCCTTTATGTTTAGTTGAAGCAAAATCATCAACATCTTTTTTCTTCATTGACTTTGCTATTTTACCAGCTCCACCCTTTTTAGGAATGTCACCTTTTTGCATTGCTTTCACAACACCAAAAAATTTTTGTTGAGATTTTGATTGGGCTGGCATTATATAATATCTCTCATAATTTTTTTAATCTCTACACCGAACTTAATTACATTGTTTTTGTAACTATCTAATAAATCATCAGCTGCGTCAGTTAATCCTTTTTTTCTTAACAAATCAACAAACTTTAAAGTTTCTTTTCCAACTTTATCTCTTTGTTTGTCAATTGATTTTACAAATTTTTTATATTGGGGAGCTGCACCTACTTCTTTTAATTCATTTTTTTTCTTTTGTAGTTCTCTGGCTTTTCTATATGCTTCTTTTTCTTTTGCAATTTTATCTTGGTAGGCTTTAATTTTTCTATGAAATGCATCACCCAAAGAGTCTTCTTGTATTTTTAATTCTTTTTTTATATTTTCAAGAACTTTGTTTACTTTGGGTTTTGATTTTTTTTCAACTATTTTTTTTTTCTTACCATACCCCATCATTTTTTTATAATCACTCATCTTACTCTCCTCTGAATATGTCGTTGATTATATCTTCAATTTTACAATCGTGACAACATGTACCATTTCTTGTTCCAACACCTTCGTTTATTTTACCTTCATTTGTTGGTGACAAAAATGCTCCGTGTGTAGATGGATTGGATACAAAGTCAAATGCGATTAATTCAAAGTCTGGTTGAACCTCTACAGTATCATTCTCTGATAATTCTTTTACTGAACCTAATCCTCTTGATGATATACCAAGTTTAATACCTGATTTAAATAATTCTTTTAAGATGTTTCCTGCTGGTGTTCCCAATACTTCCACGGTTCCAACCAAGTCATCATTATCCCAATGCATTTCTAATACGTTGTGAGATACATTGTTTAAGTTAACAACTGATGAATCTGGATGATCTAGTTCTCCTAATGCTCTTCTTTCTCTAATTTGAATCTCTGAATATTTTTTAGCTTCTCTCATCAAAGTTTCTTTTGGATAAACTCTTCCGTTTTGATTTTTAGCTTCTGCTCTTTGTAACACTCCTTTAACAATAAGTTTTCCATTGTTTTTAATTGATTCATTTATCTGTTGAGGAGAAACCTCAAAAGGTATATAATCGACTAATATTTGTTTTGACATTATCTAATCTCCTCGTTAACTATTTGAACCTTTTATTACTACAAAGTTATATACTAATGCAGTAGTATCTGCAGCTGATGCATGATTATTACGAACTGCTACAACAAAACTCCCAGCCGCAACTGCATCAACATAAACTGATGTATCTCCATCACCTGAAACTTTTGATACAATTATCACATCATCTACTTCTACTGTTGAATTATTAACTGTATGTTTAACTATTGTCCTAGCATTTAATGATGCATCATCACCAGTTATTTTACCAGTTAATTTATTCAATGTTACTGCAGTACCTCTACCAAGACCATCTCCTTGTGTTACTGCACCACCATCACTTACTTTAACTGTACCAGTTGTAAGTGTCGCATCACCTGTAGTAAGAGTTATACCTTTTGCAAAAGTTGTAGTTTCATCTGTGTTGGCAGTTATTACAGGGTTACCAGCTTCATCTTTTATAATTGTAGCACCACTATCTGTAAATGTAATTCTATTATGACCACTAGCGTCATTTATATGGTCACCATCATTTAAAATAAAAGATCCTGATGTTATTAAATCTCCATCACCACCTGCATATGCACTACCTGAAGCAGTAGCTTTTTGGCTTGTAGAATCGTAATGATATTGTGTTGGTACACTTCTATCTGCTGTTGCCATGAAATTCTCCTATTTCCAAGTGTTTCGTTTCAACCAAATGTCACGATAGACATCACCGATTACATCACGAATAATTTTCTTAATTAATTTTATATCTTTATCATCAAGAGCCTCACTAACTACACTATATCCCATAATGCCAGGCTTTTCATGACCACCGTCGAATCCTGATTTTTTCTTTTTCTTTTTTTTCTTTTTAAAAGCAAAAGGTGTGGAATACCCAGCCACATTATCGGTGGTGGTTACTTCTTCTAACTCTTCTTCACCTAAAATTTCAGCAGTCAGTTTTTTTACTAACTCTTTAAATAATTTTTTTGTTTTTATTTCCACTCTTTTTTAGCTCCTTTAAAAGCTCTAAATATCTCATTGTCTGCGTTACATGTGAATCTTTAACAATTGTTGATTTTCCAACAACACCACAAAATTTATCAATAGACTTTATAGCCTCTTGCATTTTTATTTTGACGACTTTGTCTTTGAGATTTTTAGAGTGGGTTTTTAAATCTTTTTTTAATTCTTTTACTATCTCTTTTAAAGTATCTTTTAATGAACTTGTATTAGAAACATTATTGATATACTCTTTTAATAGTTTTTTTTGTATTAAACTTAATTTTGTATATTTTTGATTGAATCTTTCTAAAAGAGTTTTATAAGTTAAAATTCTTAAATCTTCATCATCTGGTAATTTTTGAACAGTTTCTGATAATTTTATGTTATTATTAGTAGTAGTCAAATGTTCTACTAAATTAAAATGTGATTCTGTTTTCAATTCAGGAGATAAATTTTTAAATTCAAACAATCTGTAAATAGAAGAATAAACTTTATAATTGTTTACTTTAGAAGATAAAAATTTTCTTAAATCATAAATGTCTTTTATTTCTTTTACTAAATTATATTTTTCTCTTTTTAGTTGAGTATTATTTAAAGATTGTCGTGATTTTAAAACTTCATTTAGAAAATAATCAGCTTTTTTATCACTAGAGTAATTTCTATTTAATACTATATTATACAATGCGAGTTCTTTGCCAAGTTCAGTTCGTTCATTAAATCTATTTTTTATAATATTAATAGCTTTACTATTGTTATTATTTAATACATCTAATGTTATTTGTCTTAACAAAAATTCATACAATAATCCTGTATTGCGGATTTTAGTATGTTTAGCTTTATTATTCAGCATACAATTATCTCCGATTCTTTTATACCATTATATAATTTTTCATATATAAATATAAAGTTTTTATACTTTATCGTATATTTATTATTCATCAATTATATTTTTTTCGTTTAAAATACTACTTGTTTTATATTTTTTACCAAATTTCTTTTTAAGTGAACTTACTAAACTTTCTCTAGTAACTAATGTACTTCCTTTAGAGGTAGCTAATGGTGATTTACCTTTAAATTGTCTTTTACCATATCGATCTCTCTCATATTTAGTGGCATCTTTTAAATCATCGGCATCATATTCATTTCCGTATTCTTTCTTACCAGTTCCACTTCTTCTATCACCACCATGTTCACCAGTTTGTTCTTCAAACTCATCTGTTGGTTCTTCATTATCACCCTCAGCTGGGTCATTACCTTCAGTTTCAATTTGTTCAAATCTAAATGCTTGTTTTCTATCTTCAACAATACCATCAAATACTTCTTTTTTGTCTTGGTCATTAAGTTGAAAGATATTATTATATATCCATTCTCGTGACATAAGTTTATTTTCAATTAAACTATTAGCTATATCAGTTTGTTGAGTTAATAATTCTAATTTTTCTTGTGCATGTATCATAGATGGATTTGTTAATTCTAAATCAAAATTAATTAACTCCGCATCCTCAAATCCTTGTGTGTATAAATGTATAATTGCTAATTTTTCTAATTCAGCACATATAATTTTCTGTAATCTCTCTATTGTTCTTGAAAATCTAACATCCTCAGCAGCTAATGTAGCTTTTGAACCAACACCTTCTTCATATCCAAGAAATGCTTTTGGTATTTTTAATGCTGCCATTAACTTGTTTCTTACATATTCTATATCATCAATAGCTCCATCATTAGTTAAACCAGGTAGAGATTCTATTGATGTTCCACTATCCGAACCACGAACAGGTAAGTAATAATCTTCAGTTACCGACTCAACATTATATCTTAAATTATAATCACCTGTTTTTTGATCTATAACAGGTATTTTTTTCATTTTATTTATAATTTGTTGCATATAATTATCTACTTCATTTGGTGGTATGTTTCCAATATCTACTTTGAATATTCTTTTTTCTGGAGCTCTCATGATTCTATGAATTAACATAGCATCTTCCATAAGAGTTAATTGTTTAAATACTTTCCTTGCTCCTTCTAACATTGATTTACCATAAGGTAAAAAGTTAGAGTCTGAAAGTAATCTGAAATGAGCTACTTCATAATTTTCCAAAACATTCATTTCTTTGTTTTTACCATCCGTAGTAATTTCAAATTGAACTAGTTTTGGATTGTCAGGTTCATGTTGTTCTAATCTAAAAACTTCATAAGGTGACAATGGTGTTACATTTACTATACCATGTTTATCAATTATATCTAACTTTAAAAAGAAATCACCATATTTAGATAAATTTCTAATCCAAGACCAAAGATTAAATTCAACATTTAATATATCATAAAATAAATTATGTAGTATTTTAGCTATTTTTGGATTATCAGTTCTTATGTTTAATATTTCATTCTCTACATTATTAACTGTAGATTCATCAGAGTAAATATCTAATGCTGAAGATATGATTGGGTCAGAATCCATTGACTCATAATCTCTAAATAATTCTAACCTAGCTGTTTCATAAGCTGTTCTGTGATTTCTTTTACCAGCCCAATCCATATTAGCTGAATTGGTCATTAATTTTGAATATCTATCTATAAAATTATTAACAAGTGGTGTATTTTGACTTAAATTTAAGTCTTTTACTTTTACTTGCCCACTAGGTGTTTTTCTAACTACAATGTTAGATTGAAATAATTTACCAAGTCTCGTTAGTATATTTTCGTTTTCTGCCATTTTTACCTCTTATTTAATTAACCAAGTTAAATCTTCTTTTTCACCATTTATATCCATTTCGTATGGATTTTTAGATGGATGGCCGTTTTTACCCTTTTGAAAACCTACTTGTATTTCTTTATTACCATTTACATTTAATAAAGAATCCATCATAGATCTCTGATGTGTATCTTTTTCTGTTTTTATCCTTAACGCCGTATCTCTTATCCAAAGAGTTATACAATAAGACATTACTAAATCATCATTATAACCATCCATAGCTTCTGCTTTTGAATTACGATAAATAAAAACAAATAATTCATCTATTAATCTCGATGAGTGTAATTTTATTAATTTTTCTCTCGTATATTCTTCCATCTTAGCTATAGTTAATGGTCTAGTTTTAACGGTTGTTGAAAAACCAGGTACCATTTGTCTATCTTGTGTTCTATATTTGTTTGTTGTCATTTGATGTTCAACATCAACAACTTGTAAATCTTTTGACATGTAAAATAAATTCTTATATTGTCTATCTATAATTGTCTGTAGTGTAGCCCAACCAATGTTGTTATTCTCAACTACTAATAAAGCATCATTGTATTTAGTTGCTAACTCTATTAAAAAATTACCATAATCTGTCGTACTTAATTGTCCTTTATATTCTGCAACTTGTTCCATATCTTCAACTTCAAACACTTGACAAGCTGAAAAATCACTACCATCACCACGAGCCACATCAGCAACCACTATGTAATCTTTTGTATAATCAGGTTGTTTCCATATCCATAAATTCCTATCCATACCTAATTTTTCAATAGGCTCTTTAACCATTGTATCTTTATACCATTGTAAAATCTGTGGGTCGACTACTGATTGTCCACTTGATAAAAAGTCTGCATCACATTCTTGTGCTGCTTGTGAGGGTCCTAAAACTTTATCTTGTTCTTTTCTCCAAGATTCATCTCTATCTGGATGGTTTGTCCAATGTAGTTTTATTCTATTAAATTCATTTGTACCTTCTTCTGCACCCATCCATTGTTTATGAAACCAATTACCTACACCATTGGGTGTTGATAAAGCTATACAATTACCACCAGTTGCCAATGTTTGTTGTGCAGCCGTCCATATCGAGTCTATATTTTCAATAAAAGCTGCCTCATCAATAACAAGTAATGATAGTGCTTCTGAACGACCAGCTTCTGAAGTAGCTGCAACTGCTTTTATCTGTGAACCATTTCCAAGTCTCAATGATAGTTTATTATCTTCATCCACCTTTGTTTTTAACCATTGTGGTAAACCACTATACATTACTCTTACTTTCGTTACAAGATTTTTTGCAGTGTCTTTATCTTTTGCAATAACAAGAACATTTTTATCATTGTGAAATAACATTGTCCATAATGAGTAACCAGCAGAAAGGGTTGATATTCCTAACTGACGAGATTTAAGAATTATATTATATCTATTATCTTTAAAGTCTGTTAACATAGACTCTTGAAAATCATATAAATTAAACTTAATTTTTCCCTTTGTAGGATGTTGAATAGTACAGTATTTTTTCATAAAATGTACAGGATCTGAAAGACATTTTATATACTCTCTCTTTATAGCTTGTTTTATATCACTCATTTTATCTGTCCTGCTAAATACACAGAACCACTTGTTATTAAGATACCACCAAAAAACCACAAGTATTTATTCTCGTGCCATTTTGGCTTTACTAATTTAATCATTTCTTCTGACATTTCCAACTGTTTTTTATAATCCTCAATTTGTGATTTATATAATGAATCACTTTGTATATACATATATATCTGTGAATTTAAATTTTCGTTGATTTCGAGTTGTTTATTCAAATCAAATTCTAATTCTTTGATATTATTTGCAATATTTTGAGTTTCTTCAATTGAAAGACAAGTTCCATCACATGGTTCTTGTGTAAAAAGAAAAGAAAAACATAATAATATTAATGTTTTATTAACAAGGTACATTTCTTCCCATTCCATCTATACAAGAATTCGGTGAACCTGCATTAATTCCATTTTCATTTCCATTAGAATGATAACCACCGTGTGCATACCTTCTTCTAACTGGACCACCTCTTCTCATACCATTGTGATAACCACCATGACACATTTCACCTGGTGCACATTCACCATTTCTATGCATTCCACCGTGTGCATACTTACTTCTAACTGGTCCACCTTTTCTTACTATAATTGGTCCAGGTTTTGGTGCGACAACTCTGTACCCACACATTCCTCGAATACATACCATACCACCATGACAATCTTGATCAGAAACACAAGGAAAATGGGTGCTTTGCACTTGATTTCCACCACTCATACCCATACTGCCACGTCTCGACATAATGTTTGGTATACTTGGAGGTGGCATTCCTGGACCACCTGTACCTGGTATAGCATGATACCCACCATGTCTCATCATAGGGTCATAATAATCATGTCCGGCTGTTCCACCTGGTATATTATCATTATGAACTGCACCC